CCTCAAGCGTTATGCCCGACACGACGAACCCGTCGGAACAACGATCACCGTCACCGCTCTCGATTCCTAATCTCGGCGACGTCATTACGACAGATGACGTCAGTCGAAAAGGGACCGGCAGTTACAAAGCCGATTACGTCAACTGGTGCCGCGTCGCGCACCTCTTGCACGAGAAAGCCCCCGGTTGGCAGTTCAACGTTCAGCCCTCGCCCTCGGGTTCCCATGTGTGGGAAGCTCCAAACGGCACGGCCTACGTCGTCGGCTACTTCACCGGACCGAACGGCGAGCGCACGCCCGACTTCCCACAGTCGGTCATGAATAACCACAACGCTCCGGTCGCTTTCGAGAAAGTCTCTGCTCGCGACTTCACCGACACACATCGGCGTGCACTCGCGGCCTGCGCAGCCTTCACCTTCGGGCTGGCATGGCAGTTGTGGGCTCGAGAAAAGATCGAAGATCCTTACCGGGAAGAGGAGCAGGAACAGGAACAGGTAAAGGCGAACCCTGCGGCTGCACCTTCCGTGCAGAGTATGCCTGCCGATTTTCGGCCGATGAAAGACGCGGACAGAGAGCAACTGAAGACGAGCATCGGTGATCTTCCGCCGAAGATCAAAAACGAGTTCCTGGAAAAGTTCAGGAAGGAGTTCGACGTCAAGACACCTAAGGTCTTTACCGCGATTCAGGAGGTCCGACACCTCACCTGGATTCAAAACAACTTCCCCGTCGTTCCGTGACCGAGAAAAAACCCATTGGCAATGAAAATCTCTTTCAAGTTCGGTTGCCTCCAGAGGTAGCCGAACACCTGCGGCACTTCATGAAGAGCCGCGACTACAACGCCTCCGAGGCGATCCGCATCATCATCTCTCGATTCTTCAAAGGCAAATGAGTGACTATCCAAAAGACGCCTTCACTCTGTGGGGCAACTTCAACGCAGACCGGGATAAGCCCGGGGCCTACTGGTCGATGCTCGAGATTCCCCTCTCTGAGCTTGCCTCGCTTGTGACCTGGGCTAAAAACGCCGAGCGGTGTCGGAATCAAAAGGGCGAAGACTGCGTGAAGCTGCGCGGACGCCTGATGCCTAAGACGAGCGCGGCGGGCAACGAATACCTGCTGATGGCTCTTTCTGACGCAAAGCCTAAGGCTGACGACGTTCCCTTCTGATTCGGAGCCAAACTAAACAGGCGCGGCTTAAGTAGGGGGGCCGCGCTTTTTTTTATGGGCAAACCGAAGATGCAGCGCGTCCTTAAGGGCGACACCTGGGTCTGGGAAGTAGAGGTTGCCGGGATGGTCCGGACCTATACGCAAGACTGGCAGGCTCAGTGGGCCTACAGCTACGCGCAGATCCTCTATGACGCCGATATCCCGCCGGAGTCGAGCTCAGCGATGTGACCGACAGCCTGCTTCAGGAGCTTCGTCTGATGCCATGCTTGACGGGTCAGGGCGACGCAAAGGCAACGCATCTTCTCGAGATCTTCGCAGGCTCGGATCTCACGGACAGTCGCCTCGAGGTGTAATTCTTCCTCGAGGCTTTTCTCAATCACCATCCATTCCATCTCGAGCTCGCGACGGATTGAACCCGCTATAGCGCAGAGATGTTCATCACGCCACACTTGGCATCACCGTCAGGTGATTGTTGTAGTGCCCCGTTTTTGCGTAGCTCACGAACGGAACATTCGACATCGAGTGAAAAACCATCTGCCCGATTTTCATTCCCGGGAAGATCGGCAGGGGGTGATGTTGCCGCTCGTTTTTGAGTTCGAGCGTGAGAGTCGAACCGTGCCAACCAGGATCACACCAGCCAGCGAGCATATGATTGAACCCTGCACGAGCTCTCGATGACTTCAGCACGAACTGTGCGCTGACATCCTCGGACAGATTGAAAATCTCCATGGTTTCGGCGAGGAGAAAGTCGCCGGGTTGAATCATGAAGGGGTTGTCTTCCGTCGTGTCGGATATATCGACGCGGACCAGCTCGGGGCTGTAGATGCTCTCGATCATGATCCAGCCGCCGAGCCGCAGATCGAGGCTCGCGGGGTTGATTAATTCCGGGTCGAAGTTCTCAACCATGCCGCCCTTGCAGCGGGCTTTAATCTCCCAGTCGCAGAGAACTCCCACAAGCCAAAACAAACCCCAGACTATTCACCCCGTACAAACACCGCCCAGCCCGTAGCGGGGCCGTCGACAGACCAGCGTTGATAAAAGGCCGGGCGAGAGACCGCGACTCGATCACCTGCGATCGACCGATCGTGCCCGCCCTCTTCGATCAGAGGCATACCGAGCGGGTCGTGCATATACCAATAGTCGGGGTCCATCCCGACGATCACTGACCAATGCCCGCAGGTGGTGCTGCCGCACATCGGCGGCTCCCCTCGCAGCATGTTGCCCTGATGCAGCCAGCCGACGAGCACGGGACGTCCTGCGGTGATCTCGTCCTCGATCTCGTCTGAAGTCACGTTGCGCGAGAATCTCGCCTCGAGGCCGAGCAACCGAAGGGTTTCGAGCTGAACCTCGACTGAGGTCGTCTCCCCGATCTTCGCGCGCATAGCGTTGTAGAGATCAAGGCTGCTTGATCGGTCGTAGAACGCAGCGACCATCGCCGCCGCCGCACTAAAGCACTCCCGCTCGCCGTAGCCGCTTGAGCTTTCGAGTTGCCGGAAGTAAGGGACGCCGAAGACCTGCTGCTGCATCCCGCTAGCCCGCCAAGCGTCGAACCAGGCGGCATCTTCGTCTAGCAGCTCCTGCGGCAGTGAATCCTCGAGTTGCTTAACAGCAGCTAGCTGATGCGGTGTACCCCGGAAGAACTGAAAGAACGGAAGCAACGCAAGCGGTGCCATCATCCAAGCCCTCACTTGTCGATGCGGGTCTCGGGCAACAGCATTTCGCGGACATGCTTAACAGCGAGATCGTCGAGGTCGTTGTCAGTCCTCGCGACAATCTTCTCGAGCATCGCGACGATTAACTCCTTAAATGCCTTCGACTTCCACATCGTCATCAGGATCGGCTTAAGGATTAGAAGCATTGGCCTGGCCTGGTTACGCTGTAACGGTAGCTCTGCTGTGCAATGGCTAACAACTCCGAGGAGCATCAGGAAAAGGAAGGCATCTGCATCGCGGATGTCGTTAAGGCTCTTGTACTCGCCTGGAGTGCCGCCCTGCTGACTGTCTCTTACCTCGGGATCTTCCCGCAGATGAAGATGGACAACACGTTTGTGGCGTCATTACTTACAGGCGCAATGGCGTCGTTCGGTATCGAGCGAAAGTCGAATGGAAACGGCAACAAGAAGCCGACTATCGTTGACAACAAAGACACCAAAGCCGGCATTAAATGACCCGCACACTTTTGGTATTAGGGATCACTTTGGCGGCTGCATTGCCTGCCCAAGCAGACATCACCCACAAGATTCAGTCCTCCGTGCAACTCCAAGTCGATGGGGCAGCATCACAGGCTTCAAGAATTGGCAGCACT